GAGCGTCGCCGCCGCCTGACAGCCGCCGAGAACGACGAAACCCCGGTCCGATCGGACCGGGGTTTCGTGGAGTGCGGAGACGGAGGGATTTGAACCCTCCCGGCAGTCGTTTCACTAGCCCTCATGCACGCTAAAGCGTTGCGTTTTCGGGACCTCGACGTTTCTTGGGTGCACCGTCGTTGCCCTCGATCTCCGGGAAGTGTGTGCGATTTGTGGGCCCGCGACGCGCCCGACCGACCAAACACGTCACAAGTGACAGTCGACAACGAGGGCCGACCCGGCGAAAGATTCACGCATGGACGACGAACGTGAGGTCGAGTGGAAGCTCGCCTACTCGATCCCCAACTTCGCCAAGGCCGTGGACCTGTCCGTTACCACGATCCGCGAAGCCATCGATCGGAGCGAGCTAATCCCCTCCTACCCTGCGAAGATGAAGCCGATCATCACTCGCGAAGAGGGGCTCCGGTGGCTCCGCTCGCTTCGCAACGAACGATGAGGAGACAGACCATGGCTGCTGAGTTCCACCGCCAGTGCGGGGCACGCATCGAGAGCGTCGACCGAAGCGGCATCTTCGTCTGCGCGAACGGTCACGCCGTGGCGAAGGAAGACATCATCCGCGTCGAGGATCCGTCGTGAGCGTCGAACCCGACAACAACGTCTCACCGCGCACGAAGCGCATCGGGCTGTACGTCCTCCTTGGGATCGTCGTCTTCGTGCCCGTGGCGTACGGCCTCTCGCAGCTCGCCTGGTAGCTACTGCTCGTCCACCCACAGCACCTCGAACGACAGCGCCGTAGCGCCGGTGTCGAGGATCTGCGAGTCGCCGCCGTAGTTGCGCTGGTAGCCGACGACGCGGAGCTTGTCGTTTGCGTTCAGGGACACGCACAGCCGGGACGCGGTGACCGATGGAGCCACGTTCGCGTCGTTGTTGAAGCCGCGGGCGCCCGGGTACACGACGGACCGGCAGACGGCCGCTGCGACGTCCGCGGGCTCGTCGCTGTTCCGGGTGACCATGAGGTACTGCGCGTAGTAGTCCTCGGCCGACAGCTTGAACGTGGCCTGGATCATGTACATGCCGGCGCGCGGGACGGTGAGGACACCGCCGGACCAGGTGAAGCCGCCGACCCGCTTCGACGGGGTCGCCCACGCGGTGCCGGTGATGATGCGGGCCTCGTCGTGGTTGAACGTGAAGCCCGCGGCCGAGCGGGACACGCTGAACTTCGGCGTCGACAGGATCGCCTTCTCCACCACGCCCGTCCGGGTCATGACCTTCGCGACGTCGTCGCCGCGCTGGTTGAGCGCGGCGTCGACGTCAGCGACGAGCAGCGAGTCGTCGTAGACCTTGAGGCCAGCTGCGCCGGCGAGATCTCCTACAGCCACGAGGGCCTCCTAGTTCGTGTAGGCAGCGATGGTTCCGGACACGCTGCCGATGGTCTGGGTGATGGGTGCGTTCCCGATCGAGCCGGGCGGAGTGGTGACGAGGCCCTTCGTCGTCACGGTCATGGTCGCCGCGCCGAGGTCGAACACGAGGGCCTGCACGTAGCCGGTCGCGGTGGCCCGGTGGGGCAGGGAGACGACGGCGGACATGCCGGGGCGCGCCGACCAGTCGGGGCGGCCGACGGTGTCGATCTGCCGCTTGCGGGCCAGGAGCCTGGTGAGGAGGAACTTCGCCTGCCCGGGGCCCGGGTATGGCGTGTCGGTCTTCTCGAGGACGTAGGGCCGGCTGTACGTGGCCGCGGCCTTCGCGAAGTCGGTGGCCGTGCGCGAGACGCCTAGCGCGTCCGTCCACGCGTAGGTGACGATCACGGCGTCGGCGTTGAGCGGGAAGCCGTCCTCACCCTCGTCGAGGACGGAGGACGACTCCTGGCCGCCGTACAGTGTCGAGCCCTGCTGCATGACGACCTGCCCCGGCACCTTGTACCCGTTGTCGGCGAGGGTGAACACGCCGACCTCGTTCTGGAACAGGCGCAGCCCGGTCGCTTCGAGGATCGGGCGGAGGAAGGCGTCAGCGACGTCGGTCTGCTTCCAGAGCAGCGACTCGGAGTCGCGCTCGGTGACGGGCGTACGGGTGGAGCTGGATGCGTTCGCGGTGCCGGACCAGCCGTAGACGTAGCCCGTGGAGCCGGGGACGGTGTCGCCCTGGAACCAGGTGATCCACGACGAACCGTCGGTCTCGATCCCGTTGCCTTCGACCACCATCCACTCGGCACCAGACACGACGTAGAGGTTCCCCGTCGACGCGCCGCGGAGGTACACGCCGACGCTCTCGGTGCCGGGCGGGGCGACGGCGCTGATGCCGACGCGGGAGGAATTGGTGAACAGGGTCGGGAGTGCGCCGAGGCCCTTCGAGAACGTCTGGATGTTCGTGCCGTCCGCGTTGCGGAACGAGATGATCAGCGTTCCGGTCGGCTGGTTGCCGCTCGTGGTGGTGGCCTGCGGGAGCACGCTGGCGGTGTACCGCTGGCCGGGGCTGGCGGGCACGTCGGCGGTGCTGAACACCTGAATGTAGGTGACGCCCGCGCCGCCGCCGGACTGTGCTCGAGCAGCGTTCTTGCCGAGGGACGTGTCCTGGCTCAGCGTCGCCCGGCCGGACGGGATCGATGACGCCGACCAGTTCGCGATCGTCGTGACGTTGGGGTCCGGGAACAGGTTCTCGGCTGCGGAGTACGTCGTGAACGTCTTGTCGGTGGTCCCTGCGGCGAGCGCCACGGGAACGGTCTTCCCGAGCGCGGTCGAGACGACCTTCGCGGCGATGCCTCGGACGGACGCCTGGTAGCTCTTCGCGCGGAGGTCGAGAACGGTGGAGGGCGCGTAGGTGAGCAGCGGGTACTCGTCGGACACGAGCGTCAGGACGACGGTGTCGGAGTCGGGTGCGAACTCGCGGCCCTGCACGGTGAACGTCATGCTCAGCGACGCCGGGGCGGCGAGGGTGAGGGTGATGACGGTGCGGCGGTCGGGGTCGAGGAGCGTCATGACGGCGTCGGAGGGGCGCTGGATCGTCGCGGCCGCGGTGAGCCACGGACTGTTTCCCTCGTCCATGCTGACGACCATGCGGCTGTCGAGTACGTCGAGGACGCTGCTGCCGGCCTTGAGGGTGAAGGCCTGCGCGGTGAGGATCACGTCGACACCTCCTGGTACTCGACGCGGACGATCCAGTAGTCGCGGCTCTCGTCGTCGAGGGCGCGGCTGATCCGACCGTCGACGATGTAGGTCATGGCGGTCGTGGCGCGGTCGCTGTCGCTGATCGTGAACGTCGACGCGCGCTGGTGCATGGCGAACGCGGCCGCCGCTTCCGCTTCGTCCTGGTAGACGAGCTCGAACGCGCCCTGCCGGAGGGATGAGGGCTGCAGGGTGACGTCGATGTCGCCGCCGATGATCGGGTTGATGATGTTCCGGCCGGTCGCGGCTTCCTCCCACCCGTTGACGACGAGCGGCTGCGTGTTCTCGTACTCGACGTAACTCGGGGTCGAACCGTCGAAGTAGGGCAGCTCGGCGCTGCCGGTCTCGACCACGATGTCGTCGATGTAGACGCTCTGCGCGAGGTAGCTGCCGGTGTAGGAGTTGGGGTCGTACAGCCAGATCGAAAGCGTGGTGCTCCCGACGACGGTTCGGTACGGGAACACGATGCGCTGCCACCCGGCAGTCGCATCCTGCAGCGTGACCGCGTTCGGACCCTGCGTGCCAGAGTCGACCACGGACAGCAGCATCGGCTTGGATAGTCGCTTCGGGATCGACACCCACATCGACACCATGTAGTCGGTGTCGTCGACGAGACCGGTGACCGTGTGCGCGGCGAAGTTCCCCTGCCTGTTCGGCGACTGCCATCGCACCTGCAGCGAGCCCAGCCCGGTGTGTGACACAGCCGTGGAGCGCAGGACATCGACACCCTGCGACGACGACGGCGTACTGCCGTCAAAGAAGGATCCCGTGGCCTGCACGTTCGCTTCCACGATGACCTCTGCGAAGTAAACCGTGGCGTTGCCCGTGGTCGAGGCCAGGTCCACGAACTGGAAGGTGCCGTCCGCGTTGGGGTTGTACCACGTCTTGACCGTCGCGCCGGTTCCGGGCTGGACAGTTACCGCGACAGGTGCCTTGTCGCCGACGTCGAGAACCACGGTGAAGGGAGCTGTTCCCGGGTTGAACACGAGCACCGATGCGGCGATCGCCGAGTTGGTCGAGATCCCGAACGCGTTCAGGTCCCATCGGATCGGGTCGCTGATGGTGCCGTTGACGAAGGTCGCTGAGTGCCAGCCAGCCACATCGGCGTTGATCTTCGTGTTGTTGTACGCCCGGAGGTTCCCCATGTGCGCGTAGTTCGTGCGCTTCACCACCCCGTTCACCGACTGAGTGGAAGTGGAGGCGTTCGCGGTGCCCGTCCACGCGTTTGTGGTGGTGCTGACACCTGAGGTGGACCACCCGGACGCGTCGACCTCGAAGCCGGGGTTGGTGTCGCAGTTGCGGCGGATCTCGATGCCGTCGCGCGTGAGCGTCGAGACGGACTTCCCGGCAGTGCCGAGCCACGCGTACGTGTACGCGTGGCTGATCAGGTCGGAGGTGACAGTGGAGGACATCAGGCGACCCGCTTCCCGATCTGCTGGTTGACGATCTGCGTGACCGGGGTGTTCGCGATCCGGCGGCTCGCGTCGGTCACGGCGGAAATGTCGACCTGGTAGACGACGGTCGGGCCGGTGACCTTCTTGCCCTTGAGGCGCTTGATCGCGTCGTCGACGTCTGAGGTGTCGGCCTGCAGCTTGGACGTCGGCCCGTCGGCCTTCTCCCGGCTCTTCTGGGTGACCTTCTTGTCGACGTCGGACGTGTCGCCCTGCAGCTCGGACGTCGGGCCCTTCGTGCGCTCCTTGCCCTTCGCCGCGGTCTTCGCGTCGACGTCGGTGGTGTCGCCCTCGACCTGGGCGGCGATCTTCCAGCCGGCCTCGATCTGAGCTTTCTGCGCCGGAGTCGCGGTGAGGTACGTCGCGATTTCCTGCGAGAACCCCTCGCCCTGGTTCCGGACGAAGTTCATGATGTCGTCGGGGAGCTCGGCACCGATCGCCTGGATGTTCGACTGGTACTGCTGCGCGGCTTCGATCCGCTTGTTGAGCCCGTCGATGTACTTCTGCGGGTTCGACGCAGCGTTGTCGATCGCTTCGGACGTCGACTCTGCGGCCTCGCCCAGGACGGACGTCATGGTGTCCGCCAGGCGCTCGATCGACTCGTTGTAGTCGGCCGTCGCCTGCTGCGCAGCCTTCCACTGCTCGACGGTCTGCCCGGCGGCGGAGGCGACGTCCCGGAGCGTGTCGTCGGCGAGCTTGTTGACCTTGATGTTCTGGTCGAGTGCCTTGGACACGGTGTCGAGGCGGTCTGCCTGCTCGCTGTACTGCTTGCCGAGGGCAGATGCGCCGTTGCCAGCGCCGCGCTGCTCGGCGGCTTGCCGGCGAAGTGAGCTGATCTGGTCGTCGAGGGAGTCCTTCTGGCGGCGCATCATCGGTAGCGACTGCTTCGCGATGGCCTCCGCGACGTCGCCGTAGGCCGCCTCGCTGCCCTTGAGGTTCTTCTTGAGGTCGGTGAGCGAGATGCCGTAGTCGTCGGCGTTCTGCGCCCAATCGCGGACCGCTGCGTCGACCTCGTTGCCGCTCTCCGCGAAGCTGCTGAACAGGTCTCCGAGGCGGGTGTTCGCGAGGTCCTGGATCTTCTGCTCGAACTCGTCAGCGTCCTCGCCGGACTGCGAGAGGGCGGACCCGATCAGGCCCACCGCGACCGCGATGCCACCGAAGGCCAGCGACGCGGGTCCACCCATGGACGCGAGCCCACCGAACGTGCCCTGTGCCAGGTCGGTAATGGACTGCATGTCGCCCGTGAACGACGACGTCACCTCGGAGAAGTTGGCGAGTGCCTCTTCCTTGAACTCACCCGTGGCCCCGCCAGCGCCGTCGAAGTCCTCCTTCGACTGTGCCTTGATCTTCGCCGTCTCGGCGCGGATCTTCTCGGCCATCTCCTCGTACTCGGCAGCGGTCTTCCCGGTCTGCCCCTGGGCGTCCTTGAGCCCCCGCTCGAGGTCCTTGCCAGCGTCCTTCCCGGAGTCGCCGAGCTTGTCGAGTGCCCGGTCAGCCTGCTTCGCACCGTCCTCGATGTCGCCGCCAGCGTCCTTGCCTGCCTTGCCGAGCCGGTCGAGGTCGCGTTCACCGTCCCGGAAGTCGAGACCGTCGCTGACCTTGTCGCCGGCCTTCGCGAGGTCCTGCAGAGCGTCCTGCGCGTCCTCGACGGGCTCGATGACGCCGGTCTTGACGCCCTGCTCGAAGAGGCGCGTGTCGGAGCCGATCGCGACGGAGAATCCACCGGGCACGGGTCACCTCACTTCTGGTCGAATGCGTCGTACAGGGTGCGTGCCGCGGTCTGGATCCACAGGGACGCGAACCTGGGGATCGAGTTGCGGGTCGAGGGGAAGACCACGCGACCGTTGGTGTTGCGGGTGGGAAGTTGGCGCTTCGTGTGCCGGGTCGCGGCGTACCGCCTCCCCTTCCGGCTGGTCGTCGTGTACGTCGTCCGCGGGTCACCGTTGCGGCCGAACTCGTAGCCGGCGGCGATCTCGGAGGGCTTCGCGCCGCCGGAAAGGGATTTCCCGATGCGGGCGGCCTCGAGGTTGACGTTCTGGTTCGAGACGCGCACGCGGGCGGTCTTCCCGAACAGTCGCTCGTCGATCGTGGTCTGGACCCGGGACCGGACTTCGCCCTGCCAGATCGGCTGAGCGTCGGCCTTCGTGAACTTCCGGATCTGGCCCTGCACGTCCTTCGGGACGGTCCGGAGGGCGGACAGCAGTGTGCGGAGCTCGTCGGAGACGAGGACCGAGATCCGACCGCTGCCCGCCATCCGATCAGCCCGCCGCGGCCGCGATCGTCGGGCGACCGTTGACGCCGAGCGTCACGGTGCCCGCTGCGACCGCGTCCACGGTCCCACCGATGGGGCCAGCGGTGATGACGATCGATGCCCCGATCGCCGGCCCACCGTCGAGCGGGGTGAACGTTGCGTCGACGGTCTCCCCCTGGTGGTCGAACAGGAACCGGGCGAGGCTGTCGGGCGTCGTCCAGTCCTGCGCGTAGGCGAGCACGAGCTGCCAGGTGGGGTTCTGCGCGAACGTGAACGCCGCGTCCGGAGTGAGTCCCTTCCAGGCGGTCACACCGCCCTGCGGCTGGAACTCGACCTGCGAGACGTGCTTCTCGTAGTTGTCCGCGTCGACCTTCAGCTTGACGTCGGTGAGGGTGAACGGCTGCACACCGATCTGGGCCATGGGTTACTCCTCCGGGGTGGCGGTGATGACGACCTCGACGGAGATGTCGAAGGCCAGGTACGTGTCGTTCCAGGTGTTCCGGTCGGCGGACGTCCACCGGAGGACCGGCATGCCGTCCTCGTTCCGGACGCTGTCGAGGCCGGCGATGAGGTCCACGATCTCGTCGTCGAGGTTCTTGTCGGCCTGCGACCAGTCGGTTGCAGGGTCGATGACGGTGACGAGGTAGGTGACGAGCTGCGAGCCGAGGGGCGCCTGTGGCAGCCGCGTGATCTTCTGCAGCGTGACTACGACAGTCGGGCCGCTGAGCTCGTCCGGCGTCCGGGTGTAGGTCCAGAGCGTCCATCGGCGGGGAAGGCTCGGCTTGAGCCTGTCCGTGACCCATCGGCGGTACTGCTCGGAGACCTTGCGGCGGGGCATCAGCCGAACGCCTTCGTCGCGGTCTTGGGTCGCAGCAGCTGCTTCACGGCCCAGTCGAGCGGGCGCACGTTGACGACGAACCCGCCGACGTCCACCTGGCTGTCACCGTTCGTGAGCGACGCGTTCCACGTGTTCCGAGCTTGCATGAGCTGCGCGGACCGGTACCGCTCCGGCACGCCCTCCCCCGCTTTCACGAGGGGCGCGTAGTCGGCGATCTGCTCGCGTGCGACGTCGAGTAGCCGGTACAGCGTGCCGTCAAGCTCCGGGGCGCCCGCCCAGTCGATCCGAGCGGTGATCGGGTTGTGCCACTCGTCGTCCGGGCTGACCACGACCAGCCAGTCGATCAGGACACGCTCTCGGCGCCCCGCTGCGACGACGACGAGGTACACGGGGAAGATCCCCGCGGGCGGCAGTACCAGCGGCCGCCACGAGCCCGTGACGGCCTGCCCGGACGCCTGCGCGGGCACGGTCTGCTCGCCGACGGACAGTGACAGCGTCACGTCGTCGAAGTCAGCGGCGGGCGGGAGGTCGTAGTCGAAGTCGGCGACCGGGGTGTCACCTTGGATGAATGCGGCCATCGGTCGCCTCCTCTCGATCAGCCAGGCGAGGGGTCCGCACCCGATGCGGACCCCTCGCGAGGGTCAGGAACCGGCGGTGAAGGGCGTGACCTTGACGATCGCGTCCGCACGGTTCACCTGGACACCCAGGTAGCCGAACAGGCCGTGGTCGATGCCGCCTCGAGCGATGTCGAGGGCGTCCGCGCGGAGCGGCGACCCGGAGAGCTCGCGGACCGTGAGTGCCTGCGAGACGCCGACGTAGACGTCGGTGCCGGCGACGTCGGCCGAGGGCACCAGGCGGAAGCCGTCGAGGCTGCCGCCCTCACCCTTGACACCGATCGCGGCCGAGAGGTACGCGAGGGCGTCCTTCGAGGTCGTCTTGCCGATCTGCTTGTAGTAGTCGGTGCCGACGATCGCGAACTGCGGGACGAGGTTCTTCGCGACCAGCTCGGATGCACCGTCGATGATCGCCGACATGGCCGGGCCGATGTCGAGGCCGGCCGGGTTGTCAGCGACGTGCGCCTCCGCAGCCGCGGCGAGCGCGGTGAAGACCTTGCCGTCGGCCCAGCGAGCGTAGTCCTCGGCGCCCGCCGTGAAGTACATCTCGAAGAAGTTCGAGTCACCGAACACGCGGAGGTCCTGCAGCTCGCGAGCGATGTCGTGCGCCATGGCGTAGCGCTCGGCGGTCGCGGTGACCTTCTTGAGCTTCGGGACGTTCGACGGGACGGCCGACTTGTTACCGGCCCAGTCGCCTCCCTGGGGCTTCACGTCCCACTGGAAGCCCTGGTACTGCAGGCTGGTCAGGTCGGCGTGCTCGAACAGGGGCAGGTACTTCTGTTCGAAGGACTGCCCGTCCCACACTTCGCCGATCCACTCGGGGAGCTGGATCCCGGTCGTGATGCCGCCGGTACCGTCGTACTTGACGTCGGACAGGGCGAACAGGCCGGTGGCCTTCGCCATGTTCGACAGCGAGATCATGTCCTGGCCCTGAACCTCGCCCTTGTCGGCGGCGGCGAGGAGCGTGAAGAACTCCTTCTTCCCGACCTTCGGCTTCTCGGTGCCGCCCTTCTTGTGGGCGGTGAGGGTGTTCGGAACGCCCACGGGCTCCTCCTTGGGTTCGGCCGCGGGCTCTTCCGCGGGCTTGGCGATGGTCTCGGTCGAGACGGTCTTGACTTCGGTGACCGTGCCGTCTGCGGCGGTATCGGTCTTCGTGGTGGTGGTCGTGACCGTGGACGAGCCGTCGGCGTTCACGACGGTCTTGGTCTCGGTGACGCCGTCCTTGTCGTCCGGGCTGACCGGCTCGACGGGCTCAGGGGTGTCAGCGGCAGCCGCGAGGAGCGTCGCCGAGGGGAATGCAGGGGTCTTCACGAGGGCTCCTCCGAAGAGCTTTCCGCCGACTGCCTTCCCCGCCTTGATCGCGACGTTCGCGACCTCCGCGGACAGGTGCTTGCGCTTGCCGGCCTTGATGTCGGCGAGGGCGGCGTCGCCGTCCGCACCCGGGGCAATGGAGAACGTCGCGACGATGCCCTCCGGGGTCTCGTTCACCGTGGTTGCGCGGCCGATGACGTCCTCGCGGACGTGCTCGACGTTGAAGCCCACGACGGACGGGTCCGGCAGCGTGAACGCGCCGGTGCCGACGGTGAAGCGGCCGAGGTTCGACCGGCACTCTTCGCCGTACGGAACGAGGAGGCCGGTCACAGTGCGGTCCGTGTCGGACGCCGTGAGCGTGCCTGCGTCGATGATGATCTCGGGCATGGGTCAGTCCTCCGCGGTGATGCCAGTCGGGCTCGGGCTGAGCGCGTACGACTCGGACCGATCGAAACGGACCCGCTGACCACGAGGCACGACGCCATCCATCGACAGCGCCGCCTCGATCGGCGTGATCCAGAAAGGGATCGACTCCTCCTGGAACCGGTTCCGGTTCCCTTCTTGCGTCTGGTACGTCAAGGACGCCTCCGCGAGGGAGCCGTCCATCATCGACGTCGGTACGTTCAGGAAGGAGCCGATGTCTGTGCGGATCGCGTTGCGACCCTCGGTGTAGAGGTCTGCCTTCACTTCGCCGTGAGTGACGACCTCCATACCGGGCGGCGTCCACGAGACGGCGCCGTTGACGCCGGTGCGGGCGGTGGCCCAGGTCTTCACGTGGTCCTTGATCTCCTCGGCGTCGAGCTGGGAGTCGTCGGTGACCTTCAGCTCGATGAGCGGGATCGGATTCCGCATGCGGCCGACCCATGCCTCCTCGGTGGAGAGCGCACCCCGGATCGTGCGTGCGCCAACGTTCAGCAGCCCGTCGAACGGAGCGTTGATGAGGATGTAGTCATCGTCTCCGAGCTCCGTCCACTCCGCGCTGCCCGCCAACCGCGCCTCCATCTCGCCGTCCCGGATGCGCCAGTCCGCGCGTGGGTGCCAGCGAGCATCGAGCGGCAGGCCGTTCGAGCCGTTGTCTCGAAGCCACAGAGCGACCCCGTAGAAGATCAGGTCGTCGACGGTCCAGGCGGTTCGCTCCTCCGGCGTCACCGGGCCGTTGGTGCGGTACGCCCACGTCGGCTGGTCGGCGAGCGGACCAGCCGCGTCGAGGACTCGGAGCGGGTAGCGCTGGATCGCCCCGACGAGGAGGTTCCGCGCCCGTGCGACAGCCGGCACCGTCATCGCGACGCTGCGCTCGAGCGGCAGGTTGTTCGCGAGTTCCGGACCCCAGATCTCCGCCAAGGTGATCTGCGAGATCCCGCCTGTCGGCTGCCACGGCGACACAAGCGTCACGTCGACCGGCTTGAGGTCGGTGCGCTTGAGGCCGAGAGCTGAGAGGAGTCCCATCCCCTAAATTGTACGTCGTACAAGTCAGTTAGGCAACGACGTTGTACAACTACGCTGCGAATGCGCCTGCTCTCTTTCGCCGCGGGTTCTCGTCCGCCCACCGCAGCGCCAGGGCGACACCCTCAGCCGCGATGATCGACTGGCCGTACTCCTCACGTCCGAACGCCCAGCCGTTCGCCTTCGTCGACTCCCGCTTCGTCACGAGGCGGATCGACTCCGTCAAGTCCTCCTGCGCCCAGTGCGCGAGGTTCCCGTCGTCTGCTTCCTTCTTCATCAAGGCCGCTGCCGTCTTCACGTCCGCCCATGTCTGGCCAGCGACCAACGGGCGCGGGCGCATCCGCTGCGTGACCTCCACCTCGACGGTCGTCGGGCCCGGCTGCGTGTCGTAGATGATCGGCGTGCGCAGCTTCGACGACAGCTCCTTCGCGCGCGCTGCCAGCCACTTGGTGCCCTGCCGGTAGTCGACCAGCAGCAGGCACGCTCGCCCGAGATCGTCACGCCAGGCCGCAGTGATCGCTGAGCACGACTGGTCCGGGTGGACGACGACGGCGAGGCCCACGGCGCGGTCGGTCGGCATCTCGGGCAGGTCGCCCTCGATCGCCGCGGCGTCCCACTTCTCCATGTCGAAGAAGGTGGCGACCGCCCCGACCCGGCCGAAGATCGACAGGTACTCCTCCGCGAACTGCCGCCGTGTGAGCTTCGCCCATCGCTTGCGGACGACGTCGAGCGTGGTGAGTGTGCCGATGCCCGGGTGAGCGGCGAGCGCCATCCGCTCGACGTTCTCCCACTCGTCGAGGTCCGCGAGGTCCGTGTCGTCCGGCGCCGCGTACTCGAGGATTGCTGCGTCACCCGTGCGCCCGTCGACCAGGGTGTCCCAGAGCAGGTTTCCATCGCGGAACTTCGCGGCCGTTCCCGCGACGACGAGCTGCGCGTCGAGGCGGGTGTCCATCGTCGCCAGTGCGCCGGCCATCAGGTCCTCGGTCATCTCCGGCGACGCCTCGCCCGCTTCGTCGAGGATGATGAGGTCGAACGCGTCCGACCGGAACGACTCCCCCTGGGGCGGCAGCACCTGGAAGATCGACCCGTTGTCGAACTCGATGCGCTCCGAGCCGCCCGCCTTCCGGATCTTGAACGGCGCGTCCCGCATGTCTGGGTACAGCCGCTCGAGGACCGGGACGATGTCCTTCCGGAAACGGTCCCGAGCCTTCGTGCCCGTCGTGCACGTCGTGTAGCCGACGAAGTACTCCTCTCGGGCGGCACACCGCCCCAGCGCGAGCGCGAACAGCGTCGTCGTCTTCGTCGAACGGCGCGGCAACAGCACCGCCACCGTGTCCACCGGCTCGTTGCAGACGTCAGCGAGACGCATCTGCTGCGGCTTCAACTCCTTCCGTCCGCCGTAGACCCCCATGAGCCGAGCGCCCTCGAGGAACTCCTCACGAAGCGCCGGATCAGCGTTCAGTTTCGACTGATGAAGCGGGGGGATGCCGGAGTCTCGGCTGATGTCCCACGCCTCGGATAGAAAATCGCTGCTGCCGAGGCGGGGGGTTGCGACGGGCTCTGTCAAAGAAGCGTCGTTCACCATGACGGGAGTCTCCTGATCTTCTTGTGGAGGGCGAGCTGCTTGGCTCGTCCTTCCTTGCCGCCATCGGATCGGTTGCACTTGACGTGGGCTGCTCCGAGGTTGGTGGGGTCGTCGGATCCGCCGGCTGTGACGCTGACGATGTGGCCGATGTCCCACTGCTGGTCGGGTGTCACGTTCTTCCCGCATCGGTTGATGCATGGTGCGGGCAGGGTTGCGGCGATACGTGGCCGCATCTGGCGTTGCACCTTGGACCAGGCTGCGGTCCTGTGGTGCGCGGTCATGAGGCGAGTCCTTCGTCTGGGACGTACGCGTACCCGTCGCCTCGCTTGATGCGGCCTACGGTCTGCCAGCTGCATCCCACGGCTGCTGCGATGTCGGCGTACGTCTGGCCAGTGTTGAGCCGTGCGCGGATGTCGTGCACCTGCTCGTCGGTGAGGGCGTGGTTCGCGAGGCGTCCACGCTCCTTGCGGTTGCTGGGCTTGATGATCTGCCCGTTGGCTGCGTCGAGGAAGTCGACGAGGTAGCTGACGTCTTCCCGGTAGTTGACGAGCACGAACTGCAGGTACCGGTCGATGGTCGCGGTGTAGGTACACCGGGCCCACTCCGCGGCGCGCTCGCCGTTCCACTGGACGGGGGATGGGTGCGCGATCGGCTGTGCCCGGTCGACGATGGTCAACGCACCCGCGAGGACACGGTCGTGAGCCTGCCTGAGGTACTTCCGGACGGTCTGCTGCTCGAAGCCGACGAGGTGCCCGATGTCGGGCAGGCTCTTCGTCTCGTAGTACCTGAGTGCGAGGAGCAACTGGTGCAGCTGCGGGAGCGTGGACACGACGTCGACAAGCTGCTGATGCACGGTCGACAGGTGCTGTGCGGCAGCGAGCTTGGCGTGCATCCACGCGAGCGATGGCGTCTCCTCGAGGTCCTCGATGCTGGGGTCGAAGCGGAGGTTGCGCTGCAGGTACTCGCTCAGAGACCAGTTCAGCCGCCGGCGTGCGAGCGCCCAGAACAGCCGCTTGTCCGTCGGCACGGCGCCCATGCGCTCGACGACGCTCTCGAACTCATCGCGGGCGAACCGGATGAGCGTCTCGATCGCTGCGGACTGCAGGTCATGAACGGTGACGTTGGTGCCGTGCACCTTCCGGTACCACTCGTTGACGACGTACCCCTGCGCGTAGTGCCAGAACTCGAGGATGTAGTCCTCCGAGCTCCACCCATGGACTGGCGACATGAAGTCGATGCGCTGGCTTCGTGACTGCTGTTCCGTGCTCATGAGAGTGCGCCCGCCCACAACGTGGGCCTGATGCTGATCACTGGTATTGATCACTGGTCCCTCACTGGTAGTAGGCCACCATGGCCGGTCGGGTTGGCCACGATGGCCGGTGGTGCTGG